AGCCAGAGACCAGCCTGTAAGGCGATGGTAATCACGCACCACTCGGACAGTACCCGTGCCCTCTTTGATATGACTAAAAGGTATCACGACAACTGTCCCGATGTGCTTAAGCCCCACACCAAGTATAGTAGCCGCCGAGAGTTGTCTTTCGATGTCCTCGACAGCAGCTACGTGGTGGCAACGGCAGGTGGTGATGCCATCGGACGGGGCGAGACCCTGACCCATGTACACGCATCGGAACTTGCGTTCTGGTCCAAGACAACGGCAGCTGAAAACTGGAACTCCCTGACGCAGTCTGTGCCCAATACCAAGGGCACTGCGATCTTTGTGGAGTCCACAGCCAACGGTGTCACGGGTGTCTTCTATGATCTGTGGAAGGGTGCCGTGGATGGCAGCAACGGCTATGTGCCCGTGTTCATCCCGTGGTATCTGGATCCTGAGTACCGAGAGGACGTCCCAGAGAACTTTGAGAGGACCCCAGAAGAAGAGGACCTCGCAGAGGCCTATAACTTGGACGACGGCCAGCTGATGTTTCGTCGGCGCAAGGTTGCTCAAAACGGCCTCGATCTGTTCAAGCAGGAGTATCCAGCCGAGCCTGAGGAAGCCTTCCTGACCACTGGTCGTCCCGTGTTCAATCCTGAGCAGCTACAGAAGCGGCTTGGAGAGGCTGAGGACGTCAAGCAGCGTCTGGCCCTAGAGGCTGAAGAGTGGCTGAACAACGCCCGTGGTGAACTGTCGACCTACAGGCTCCACGACGAGGGTGAGCAGTATGTCATTGGTGCCGACGTGGCTATGGGTGTCCGCAATGGCGACTACAGCGTTGCCCAGATCCTCGATAGCAAAAAGAGACAGGTGGGAACTTGGCGTGGCCATGTGCATCCCGACTACTTTGCCGAGGTCCTCTTTAGGCTCGGTCAGTATTACAACGAAGCCCTGATCATCGTAGAGAACAACTCTCATGGGATCTTGACCTGTACGCGCCTTGGTAAAGACATGGCGTATCCAAATTTCTACACAGAGATACAGGTCGATAAACTGACAGATCGGGAAACCATCAAACTTGGGTTCACAACCACGGCCAAAACCAAGCCGTTGGTCATCGACCAGCTGAGAGCCAGCGTCAGGGATGACGAGATCGAACTAAACGACAAAACCACAATCCGCGAGATGCTGACGTACATCGTCACAGAGTCGGGATCAATGGAAGCCGAGGCTGGCTGTTATGACGACTGTGTCATGGCACTGGCCCTGTGCAATCACGTCCACGAGGGTGCGTGGGAACCTATAGAGGCAAGCAATGATTACTACGTTGAAATGGTCTAAATAACATGGCTAAAAAATCAGAATACAAGAAGCTGGATGACGACCAGATTGTCACGATCATCGACAACAATTCCCGTCGATCCATTGGCTACTATGACAGTCAGATCAGCAGGGAACGGCAGAAGGTCGTTGACTACTACAACGCATCCCTTCCTAGGCCAGCCCATGACGGAAACAGTAAGTACGTCTCACAGGACGTCTATGATGCCGTGGAGAGTGCCAAGGCTGCCTTGTTGGAGACCTTCAGCAGCGGCAACAAGATCGTCAGATTTGCCCCGCAGGGTCCTGAGGATGTGGCCATGAGTACGGTCTGCACCGAGTACACATCTTTTGTTGCCCAGCGCCAAAATGACCTCTTCAGTGTCATGCAGACAGCCCTGCACGACGGCCTGATAGCACGGGCTGGTATCGTCAAGGTTTACTGGGCCAACAAGACCGACAGCCATCTGGAGTCCGTTGAGGATCTCACAGAAGATGAACTGGATGCCCTACTGGCTGATGACAACGTCGAGATCGAGGAGATCGTCGAGGATGAACTGGGGCTTTACAGTGGTGAACTGCGTGTCACCCGTGACACCTCACAGGTCGTCATAGAGAACATCAGTCCTGAAAGTTTCCTCATTGAACCCCAAGCCAAGAGCCTCGACAGTGTGAATTTCTGTGCCCACCGCACAAAGATGACCATCAGTGAACTCCGAGAGATGGGGTATCCTGAGAAGATCATCGACAAGATTGGCGACCATGAGGACGTCGACATAGACACGGATCCTGAGGTCCTCGCACGTCACCAGAACATCGGTGCCGACAGGGGTTGGAGTGCGGATCCGTACCAAGACCAAGTCCGCAGCGTCCAAGTCATCGAGGCCTACATTGACCTTGATGTGGATGCAGATGGAACCACAGAACTCTACCGCGTCGTCAAGGCTGGCAACGTGCTTCTGGAGAAAGAACGTGTGGCCCGTAGGCCCTTTGTGGCGTTTGTACCACTGCCTGTCCCTCACGCCTTCTATGGTAATAACTTTGCCGAGAAACTGATGAGCATCCAGAATGCTCGGACGGTCCTCACAAGGTCGATCCTAGATCACACTATGATCACCAACAACCCACGCTACGTGGTGGTCAAGGGCGGCCTGAGTAACCCAAGGGAGCTGATTGATAATCGCGTGGGCGGCTTAGTAAATGTCACTAGGCCCGATGCGATCCAGCCGATGCAGCAAGCCACCCTGAACCCGTTTGTGTTCCAGACGATCCAGATGTTGGACGAAGACAAAGAAGACACCAGCGGTATCTCCAAGATCAGCCAAGGTCTCAACAAGGACGCCATCAGCAAGCAAAACTCGGCTGCCATGGTCGAGCAGCTGGCAACCATGAGCCAGCAGCGCCAGAAGATTATCGCACGTAACTTTGCCAATGGTTTCCTGAAGCCCCTCTACCAGCTGATCTACCAGCTGTGTGTTGAGAACGAGGACGACCAGAAGATCGTGGAACTCGCTGGCCAGTACGTGATGGTCACCCCGTCCCAGTGGTCTGACAAGCGTGACGTAAGCGTCGAGATGCACCTAGGCTACGGTGAGCAGGAACGTGAGGCACAGAAGTACCTGTCGTTCCACGCCCTGCTGTCACAGGATCCAAGCATGGGTCAGATGTACGGCCCAGAGCAGCAGCACCGCCTGATGAGCCATGTGATGGAACAGAGCGGCATCAAGAACAGCGCAGACTACTTGATGAACCCAGCCCAGATCCCACCGCAGGAGCCTGACCCAGCGCAGCAAATGGCGATGGAGATGCAACAGAAACAAATGGAACTTCAGGAACGCCAGACCAGCGTTGCCGAGATGAAGGCCCAAATGGATGCCCAGATTGCACAGATGAAACTACAGCTGGAGCAAATGAAAGCCCAGCAGTCGTTTGCACTGCAATCTGACAGCATGGACCTCAAAGAGTCACAGCTTGAACACAAGAAGTATGTGGACACTGAGGAACTCAAGATTGCTCGGACAGCAGACGACGTCCGCGCTATCGCCAGCCCAACGGGCTAATTGTAACCACCACCCAAGGAAAAGAGCAAAATGCAGGACCAAGAAGAGCAACTGCGGACTCGTGGTGACCAAGCGGAACAGCTGCTTGGCTCCGAGGCCTTCAACGACGTTATCAACGGTCTGGTCGAGAGTACCTTCCAGACCTTTGTTAACTCACCTGTCTCGGACAACGAGGCAAGAGACAATGCGTACCGCCACTATCGGGCTTTAGTCGACGTGGTCAACACATTGAAACAGCGTGTTTCCATACGTGACGAGATCGTAGCGAAATACGAAATTAACACTGACGACACCAGTCAAGAGAACGAGTAGGACCATCTAATGCAAGACGTCCAAGATACTAACTCTGAACCCCGTGCGCTCGATCTAGATGACGCAGCGGATGCAATCCTAAATCGGTGGTCGGACGGCGAACAAAGCCCATCCGAAGTCGATGACGAAGATGCAACATCAGACAATGACGAATCCATCGATGAACAAGAGACAGTCGATGATGATGAGGTTGATCCTGATGCTAACGACACCGAAGACGCCGAGGACGATGGCGACACTGATGATGACCAAGAGGACCCTGACGAAGAGGCCAATGACGACGACACTGATGATGACCAAGAAGCTGATGACGATGACGACACCGACGAGGACAATGAACCTCAGGTGCTGTCAGATGAAGCAGTCCTTGAAATCATGGTCGACGGCAAGCCCCAACAGGTATCCGCAAAGGATCTGAAGCGTCTCTACGGACAAGAGCAGTCTTTGACCCGTAAGTCTCAAGACCTAGCTGCCACGCGAAAACAGGCCGAAGAAAGCCTCGCCAAAGCAGACATATCGTACCGCAAACTGATTGAACGAGCCGAGGCGCGTCACAAGCCCTACGCCGAGGTGGACATGCTTGTCGCTAGCCGACAGATGGACCCTGAGGAGTTCGGAAGACTACGCCAAGAGGCCAAGGAATCAGAAGCGGATCTCAAGTTCCTAAAGGAAGAAGCCAACGCATTCTATGCCGAGGTTCAGACCAACATGCAGCAACAGCAAAAAGAGGCTGCGGCTGACTGTGTCAAAGTCCTTCAGGATCAAGTGCCCGACTGGGGTAACGACTTGTATGACAACATAAGATCTTATGCTGTTAAGTCGGGACTACCAGCTGAACAAGTTGATCAATACGTTGACCCCCATGTCATCATGCTGATTAACAAAGCACGTCTATACGACGAGAGTAAACTTGCCGCCTCGACCAAGAAGGCCAAGGCAACCATGAGCAAGAAGAAAAAGTCAGGACGCAAAGTGCTTACGTCAAAGAAGGCACCACCAACTCAAATTGACAACTTGAAAAGTCGTCAGAAGAAGGCTCAAGATCTCATTAGAACTAATGCATCTAGGGCTGGTGACTTGGACGATATAGCAGAGGCATTGTTGGCGCGTTGGGAGCAGTAGCAACCAACTCAAGGACAACACTATGTCTACTTTTACTACATACAATCAGGTCGGTAAGGCCGAGTCAGTTTCTGACATAATCACGGACATCACACCTACAGACACGCCAGCTTTTACCATGTTCAAGTCAGAGAAAGTATCTGCTCGGAACTTTAGCTGGATGGAAGACAGTTTGGCCGCAGCAGCGGTAAACGCACAGGTCGAAGGGGCTGACGCCTCAATGGCCACACTCACTGCAACTACAGAGCGATCAAACACAACACAGATCCTCTCTAAGGCGTTTCAGGTAAGTGCAACTAGTGATGCCATCCGTACCTACGGACGTGCAAAGGAAACTGCGTACCAACTGGGCAAAGCCCTAAAGGAAATCAAGCGCGATGTTGAGCGTGCCCTCGTAGGTGTCTCTCAGGCAAGCGTTGCTGGATCAGCCAGTGCAGCCCGTAAGATGGCTTCTGTCGACCAGCAGATTTCTACAACCGTCGACGCAGGAAGCAATGCAACCGATGCCCTTACAGAAGCGAAACTTCTGTCATTGGGTGAAGACTGCTTCAACAATGGTAGCGATCCGAGCGTAGCTATGATCAAGCCAGCCGATGCCACTATTGTCGCAGGATTTGCTGCGGCGTCTGGCCGTAACCGTGAGATCGCTCAGGGCAAGAACCTTGTCAATGTGATCGACCTCTATGTTAGCCCGTTAAAGAACCTAGCGGCCTAGTAGAGCAATCTACTTTGAAGAACTCTGTGAACTCAGGGGACGTCTCTATGAGATAATCCTGAGCCAAGCCTCTTATGAGGAAGGTGCAACGACCATCCACGGCAGTGGAGTAGAGCCAAGCGGCTCCAAGCGCAGAGCATCCCCTTGGGATGATGATATGGTCTGATCTATATGGCGACATATAGCAGTCGAGAGACGGCCTTAGACTAGCGATCTAAGGTGAACACAAATGATGGTGAATACAAGGTGGTCCTAAACCGCCACCAGCTGACGACACACCTGTTCTTGATCGATCCTTCGATGTTCAAGACAGCAGTTCTGCGTCCGTTTACTCGCACACTTCTCGCGAAAAATGGTGACTCAGATCGTCACTATGTCGTCGGAGAAATGTCAGTCAAGCACTCTAGCTTCGCGGACTCAGGAATGATCACAGGCCTTTCATAAGTTAAGGCCTCGATCTTGGGTCCGACCTAGGCACCAGAAGATCCCCTCGTGGGAGTTTTTGCTCTCCTTCTCTCACGAGAGGGGGACACTGGTGGTCTATGGTCGGACCCTTTTTATTTCACAGATAACCAAGGGGACATTTGTTGATGTCTAGCACTACAGAACAAACGAGCCTCGTAGGGGTTCAAACAGATTTCCTAGTTGAGGGCGGCGACCTTGTGCAGAAGCACACCCAGAACATCAGCCAAGCCTTCCTAGACGACCTCAAAGACAGTCGTAATTCATCCACAGCCCAGCGCGAGAAAGAGTTCATGCGTGTGGCCTCGATCCCGACCGTGGTGGTCGAAAAGTGGATGCGCGAAGGCTTCAACATTTGGGAAGTGACGGGCCAAGAGATCGTCAAGCGTCTCAAAGATCAAAACCTCGACGGCTTCATGGCCACTGACAAACGGGTGTAACAAATGAACAAAGGTGACATCAGAACACACTTTAAGGCGCTGCTGAACCGCAGTGACTGCACGGATGCTTTGGCTGACACCTTTGTGGATCAGTCGATAGCACGGATCCAGAGAACTCTTCGGATCCCATCGATGGAGAAGCAGCAGTCGTATACGATTAGCGCAACCACGACGCTTCTTGTGCTCCCTAATGATTTCTTAGAGATCATCAACTTGTACTACGACAACACAAGCCTCACTCGTGTGCCTCTCAGTCAGATCATGGAGTACAAAGATGCAGGCGAAAACGGCACTCCCAAGTTCTTCACTCGTGAGGGCAGTAGCCTGCTGATTTACCCATATCCAACATCTGGGTCGGTCAAGCTGAACTACTATGGTCAATTTGCAGATATGACCTCTGACAGCGACGAGAATGCTCTGGCTCAGGCGTCATCTGATCTGATTATCTATGGCGCACTGTCGTATGCCAGTGACTACTACTTGGACGAGCGTGGTCCTGTGTTCGACCAGAAGTTCATGCAGTTTCTAGCTGAGATACAAGAGCAAGCCAATGACGCCGAGACGTCTGGCACTGTGCAAGCCATGCGCCCAACTACAGCCTACGAGGATTAAGCCAGATGGCAAAAACCAGTTTCTACTCAGGTTCAGGAACCAACAGCACTGACGTCGCTGCTATCGATAGCCTTAAGACCGCCGCTGAGACCGCAAAGACGGCTGCTGAAACTTCAGCAACGGCGGCGGCTGCATCAGCAACATCTGCAGAAGCCAGTAAGGATGTCATCACAGGTCTAACTGCTGCCACAGGTGCAGCAGGGTCATCTGCAAGCTACAACAGCAGCACAGGTGTGCTGACAGTGCCTCGCGGTGACACTGGGGCGACTGGTGCGCAGGGGCCGCAGGGAAACACAGGTGCTACTGGGGCCACAGGAGCCACAGGACCACAGGGTGCCCAAGGTCCTGCAGGGGCTGATGGAGACGATGGAGCCACAGGGGCCACAGGGGCCACAGGGCCACAGGGTGCCACTGGCCCTCAAGGGGCCACTGGGGCACAAGGACCACAGGGTGCGGCAGGAAACGACGGCTCTGATGGCTCTGATGGCTCTGATGGCTCTGATGGCTCTGATGGTTCTGATGGTTCTGATGGTGCCCAAGGACCTCAAGGGTCTACTGGTCCACAGGGACCTGCAGGACCACAAGGGGCTACTGGAGCGCAAGGACCACAGGGTGCCACAGGTCCCCAAGGGCCTGAAGGAACTGTGTCTACAGCCAGTGTAACCGCCGCTGGCGCACTCATGGACAGCGAGTTGGCTGACGTTGCGGCGGTGAAGGGCATTAACCAAGCGCTGACAACGACAAGCACACCCACGTTTGGGGGCATAACAGGTATTGAAGGTGGTAATTTTACAATTGGAAGTGCAGGAGATAATGACGCACTAATCATCACTAGTGGTGGGAAGGTCGTTACAGACGGAGTAACTGGGACGGCAGATGGAACAACGTCCTGTTTACAATTTGCCTCTGGAGATGATTGGAAAATAACCAGTGTCCGTAGTGGTACTGGCAGTCGGGGACACATCAACTTTCAGCAAAATAGCGGGGATTCTATCGGCGGCATTACCACAAACGGTTCTTCCACATCATATGGGACTAGCTCTGATTACCGCCTGAAAGAAAACGTAGACTATACTTGGGATGCAACAACACGGCTCAAGCAATTAAAGCCTTGTCGTTTCAACTTCATTGCTGATGCAAGCAATACTTTAGTGGATGGATTTTTAGCGCATGAAGTACAAACGGTAGTTCCAGAGGCGATCACCGGCACACATAACGAAGTCGATGATGATGGCAATGCAGTCATGCAAAATATAGATCAGTCAAAATTAGCCCCGATTTTAGTCAAAACAGTGCTGGAATTGGAAGCTAGGATTACAGTCCTCGAAGGGGCATAAACTAATGGCAATCACATACACATGGAGTATTCCAACGACTGAACGCACGTTGTCTGACGGCGGCATCACTGTCATTCACTGGCGCTGCACAGCGGCTGACGGCGACCACACTTTAGGATAAATCAGAATGCAGCTATCCGAAGAAGAACTCGAAGCCATCATCGACCGTGCCGCCAAGCGTGGAGCCAAGGAAGCATTAGCTCACCTCGGTCTCCACGATGAGAAGGCGGCAGCCGACGTGCGCGACATGCGTGATCTTATCAGTGCTTGGAGAAACACACGCAGAGAGGCCGTCAGGACGGCAGTCCGCATTATAACCACAGGCACTATCCTGTTTATCGGGGCGGCCATCTGGCTCAACGTGAAGACCAGACTTTAAGATAACGACCAACGATAACTATAACATGGGGTTCAACCTATGATCATCGAGATTGCCACCTTGGCATCTTCAGTCACCACTATTGGTAAATCTGTGTCCACCGCAATCAAGGCTGGCAGGGACGTCGGTGACCTTCTGCCACACTTCGGTAAACTGGCGCAGCTGGGCGTTGACATCAACATGGCCGAGAACGGCAAGCACAAGGGACCCCTTGGCCGCCTGTCATCCCCAGAGGCCGAGGGTCTTCAGATCAGTCAGGCCAAGATAGCACATAAGGCGGCAATGGATGACCTCAGAACCATCTGTTCAATCAACGGCCAATGGGGCCTAGTGCAGTCCGAGATGGCTGCTGCCCGTAAGCGACACAAGGAAGCCCAAGAACTGGCCGCCAAGCAGCGAGACCAGCTGTTCTGGGGGCTGTCGTTAACCGCTGGCGTCCTCGTGTTTATCGCAGGAACGGCAGCCATGATCTGGGGTCTCAATGAGGCGGTGAACGGATGACGGAACAACAACAGCAGCCACAACAACCAGAGAGCAACTTCAACATGCACGAGTATCAAGTCAATCGTCGCTATATGTGCTGGGCGGCCCTGAGCATGATGCTCGTGACCACTGCTGGCACCCTCTATGACCCTGCCAGAATGGCCGTGGCCGAGAGCATCCTGATGACCCAGTACCTCGCCCTAAGCGGCCTCGTGGCTGCCTACTTTGGCTTCCAAAACAAGAAGTAATCAAACACAATGACATCATCAGTTCTGAGGCTCCTAGGGGCCTCTGTGGTGGTCCTAAGCGTCTCTGGGTGCTCAGGTCCCCTCTCGATGCTGTCTGGGGGTTCTCCAGCCGTCTCAGCGACCGCAGTGGGCACCCAGATGGCGCAGGAAGCAACCCAGCAGCTTGTGGTCGATCAGACGACCTATGAGACGGGTGGCGGCAGCATCACGGTCGAGGAACTGGACAAGCCCGTGGAGACTGGGGACGTCCAGAAACTGACGATCAACAACCAAGAGATCCCGACCCTGTATCTGATCCTGCTGATCCTCGGATGGCTGCTGCCAAGCCCCACCGAGATGGGCCGTGGTCTGATGAACATGGTCTCTTCAGTATTCCCCAAAAAGAGGAGCCAGTGAGATGGCAGCCAAGAACTTTGACCAGTGCTTCAAGTGGATCCTTGTCCACGAGGGCGGCTTCACAGCCGACAAACGCGACCGAGGAAACGACGGGGACGGCCATGGAAACCAAGGCTCCACCAACTTGGGTGTGACTGCCAAGGTCTGGGCCGAGTACACAGGTGGCCCAGCGCCCATCGAGGTCATGAAGAAACTCACGCCAGCTGATGTGGCACCTCTCTACAAGAAGAACTACTGGTCGAGCATCAAGGCCGACGATCTGCCCTCAGGCGTCGACTGGGTGGTCATGGACTTCTGTGTCAACTCAGGCGTCAACCGCGCCTCTCGATATCTTCAGACTGCCGTGCTGGCCAAGGCCGATGGACGCATCGGACCCAAGACCATATCGCTGGTTGAACGTCGGGATCCAAAGGATGTGATTGCCGATGTAACCGAGTTGCGCGAGACCTTTCTGAGGCGGCTCAAGTCGTTCCCGATCTATGGTCGGGGGTGGATTCGCAGGACCACAGAAACCTACAAGCAAGCCCTCGAACTCGCGAACCACTAAGGGGTCGCAAAGAGCCTCAAACTGCACTGGTCGGCCCCCTGTCGATCAGTGTTTTTTCAACATGCCTCTGAGGACTTGTGTCACCCCTTATAACAAATGCTTGACAAATGGTCTTAGGATTCCTATCTGTTGATCAAGGGTCGTGACCCGTGAAATACGTGAGATGGACAGCGGAATCATAATCCGCGTGTCGGGGGTTCAAGTCCCTCCTCCGCTACCACTCTCGTCAGTCACATTAGGTCAACGGACCCTCAAGCCAGAGGAGACCAAATGATGACAAATGTACCCACCTTTAGAGACTTCCTGTTGGCCGAAGTCCACCGTCTGTGGGAAGGCCGCCACCTACAGCAATCCCGTGACAAGATGCTTCGGTTCTGCGAGTTCAACGACTTCGGATCTCGGAAGATCGACAGCTTCAAGCCAGCCGATGTTCATCGGTACATGGACGACCTCAGTAAAACTATCAGTGCCAACACGGTGAACCATTACGCCGCTGCAATCTCAGTGGTGTTCAAACATGCGGTCGACGAAGAGATCATCACCCACGCCCCCAAGATCAAGTGGAAGAAGGTCAAGAGCGGACGCCCTCGGTACTTTACCAAGGATGAGCGCGAGGCTCTCCAAAGCTGGGACTGGGGTAAGCACGACTGGATAGCGCACTTTGTGACCATCGGGCTGCACACAGGAATGCGCCTCGGTGAGATCCTGATGATCAACCCCAACATGATCAAAGAGGAAGCCGATGGTGACGTTTGGGTCCATCTTCCCAAGACCAAGAACGGAGACGAGCGGTGGGTGCCTGTGTCGACCCCAGCGCGTGAGGCTTTGGCCCAGCTTGCAGATGAACCATCCCTTCTCTACAGTCACAGGACTTTCTATGATTCTTGGGATGCGGCCCGTCATAAGATAGCGAAGGGGGACAAGACTTTTGTGTTCCACGTCCTGAGACACACCGCTGCATCCACGATGGCTAATGAGCTATCGGTGAACACGGTGTTGATTGGTCAGATCTTAGGTCACAAGCAGCAAGCCACCACGGCCAAGTACGTCCATGCCAAGCCCAAGACCGTACAGTCAATCGCCCGTCAGCTAGCATCCATATAAAACAAAAGAACCACTAAGGTGGCCCCAAGGGGCCGCCCCAGTCAAATACTTTAAGTAACGTAATAACAAAACTTTGTGAGGAGACAATTATGTTGAGAATGAAAGCTGCAACCGAAAGGCCAAAAGGCTGGTCAAAGTGGATGGGCAAATGGCACAAAGCATTTTTGCCGACATGGGTGATCAGCCTTGCGCGCACTTCGGTATGCTGGGCCGCCGCCCACCGTGGGCACGAAATAATGGCGCAGGGGTATACTTGGAGTCAAAGCAGTTCGTACTCTGGCGGCTGCCCCTGTCGTTCCTCAGATTGGGCAGATCCACCCTTAGGTCCACCGTCTCTACTGAGCCTTCTCAACCCTTGTGTCACCCCTACACAGGACGTCCATGGGTCACGAGGAGAAACACAATGCTGAACACTATAGATGACCAAAGTAACTTTAAGATTGAACTAGAGAGCCAAAAGAAAGGCTACAAGAGATACCTAAGTAAACAACTAGAGGCCAAGGACTTCAGTGAACGTAAGTCCACCATGGACATGGTAGAGCAGTCCATCGATCAAGTCTCAGAAGAACTAAAGAAGGCTGTAGACGCCGAGAGATCCAAGACCAAAGAAGGATCCAAAGGTGGACGACTGCCAACTTGGTTTGCAGACATTGAGCCTATCCCAACAGAGACCCTAGCCTACCTAGGTCTACACCATTGTTTCAACTGTGCTGTCAAAGAGATGACCGTGACACAGGTGACCAACAAGATTGGCCGTGGTGTCGAACTGGAGCATTGGTCCAAGGCTTTCTCTCAGTATGAGAACGACAGTAACACCAAGGGTGCCATCGCCAAGCGAGTGAACGCACAGGTGTCCAAGAGACACTCCAGTCGTGACTATCGTGTCAAGGCCGCACGAATCATTGCTGCAAAGGAAGGCTTCATTCAGGAGCCGTGGTCTGACGAAAGAAAGACCAAAGTCGCAGCGGTGATCCTGAGTTCCATCCTTGAAGCCACCAACCTGTTTGAGGTCGTGACAACGAGGGTCAAGAACAGGTCCAAGGCTGTCCTGTCGATCACCAAGGAGGCCCATGCAGCCATCCTGCTGTCTGAACAAAGGGCCGCTTGGATGGAACCTGTGTATCCACCCATGACCATGGCCCCAGAGCCATGGACCGATGTGGACAGTGGTTGCTACCATGATCCTAGGCTGGCCCAGACTGTGGACATCGTGCGCTTTGGCAGCCGTGACCAGATCGCTGCGGTCCAGCACCTGATGTCCAGCAGTGAGACACCACCAGCTTTCATCCGTGCCCTCAATGCCATCCAAGCGACACCGCTCAAGGTCAACACCGAGGTCCTGAGGGCCGTGGAGTGGGCTTGGGACGAGGGTCTACGGTTCGGCAAGTTCCCCATCGGCCAGCCACCTGAGTTTCCCACGCTGCCTGAGAACTGGCGTGAGATGCCTGAGGCCAAGGTCACTCGGATCAAGAAGGATCAGGCCAAGTGGTTCAAGCTGGAGACCATGTGTCTCGGAGCGGCCCAGAACATGCGGAATGATCTTGAGACCGCCAACAAGATGGACCAGTTCGATCAGTTCTATCTGCCTTGGTCCCTCGACTTCAGAGGCCGCATGTACCCAATCCCTAGCTACAACTTCCACCGCGATGACCACATCAAGTCCCAGTTCCTGCTGGCCCGTGGTAAGCGGCTGCTGCCTGAGGATCACTTGCTCTTTCGGGTTCACCTCGCCAACTGTGGTGACTTTGACAAGATCTCCAAGAAGCCTCTGGCAGACCGTGAGCAGTGGGTCCTAGACAACCACGACCAGATCTTGGCGGTGGCAGCGGACTACCAGTCCACCTTCGATCACTGGTCCAATGCCGACAAGCCGTTCCAGTATCTGGCAGCCTGTCTGGAGTACGCCCGTTGGGTAGACGAGGGTGATGACTTTGTGTCCTTCATTCCAGTGTCCCTCGATGGGACCAACAGCGGCATCCAGCACTACAGCATGGCCACTCGGTCGAGCGAGGACGGCTTCAAGGTCAACCTCGTGCCAAACCAAGACTGTCAGGACCTCTATGGCATCGTGGCCAACAAAGTCACCGCAGTGCTAAAGAACCACGAGGACACAGCTGCCGCCAAGCAATGGCTGGACTATTGCATCACGAGGACCGTGTGCAAGCGGAACTGCATGACGTGGGCCTACAACAGTAATGCCATTGGCATGAGTGCCCAGCTGCGTGAGGACCTCATGGATCCAGTGCAGCGTAAGGTCGACTACGGCGACATCCCTGAGCATCCCTTTGGGGACGGCAAGGGGCAGTGGGACGCAGCCAGCTTCCTAGGTCGCATCAACTACACGACGATCAGCCAGACCCTGCAATCAGTCGCAGGGGCCATGGACTACCTGAAGGGATCTGTGGCGGCCCTGTGTGCCGAGAACAAGGGGTGCCGATGGGTGTCTCCCTCAGGCTTCCCTGTGATCCAGCACTACAAGATGTCTCGGTCCAAGGAGATCAAGATTTATCTCTATGATCGGACAGCCAAGCAGCGCAAGAGATCGAAGGTCAGCCTGAGCAAGACCGATGGCCGTGTATATACACGAAAGTGTCTCAATGCCGTCGCAGCCAACTTTGTGCATTCATTAGATTCAGCCCACATGTGTCTTGCGATCAATCAGGCTTTAGACCTCGGAGTAGAGGATTTCTTTATGATACATGACGCATTTGGCACCACGGCTGGGGACGCACGGTACATGTACTACTCGGTGCGAAAGTCCTTGGTGACCATGTACGAAGAGAATGACGTGCTGGCCCAGTTTGACGCGAGTGTCAGGCAGCAGCTGACAGATCCTGAGACCCAGCTGCCACCACTGCCATCTCGCGGTGACTTGGACATCACTCAGATCCCCGACAGCGAGTTCTGCTTTAGCTAACAAGGGCCATTGGTCTTAATCCCAACCGCAATAAAAGTTTTTACCAGTTGGGTTTTTGACATCAGCAAGAAACTTTAGTGGCACCCCTTGAATGGGGGCCAATGGTCCCTATATGTATAGGGCAGGGGCAATGAAGCCCACTTTTGAGAGGACTTAGACCATGGACAGCTTCACAGATTTCGTAAACAGCATTGCCGACGATCCAATCGTAACTAAAACAGTCAGCAAGCCACGCGAGACATTCCCATGCGGTCAATGTGCAGGTACAGGCAAGTGGTCTGGTGGTACGAACCGCCATGGTAACAGCAACTGCCTCGCCTGTAAGGGAAAAGGTTTTTTCTATGCCAGCTACAAGGATCGCATGAAAGCCAAGGCAAAGCGTGTTGAGCGCAAGGCCAATGTCCTAGATGACAAGCGGTCTGATTTTACAGCAGCACACAAAGACCTGATCGAGGGGCTATCCAAGATGCAGTGGCATCGCATAGCTTCTAGCCTGATGGATGGTTTCACCAAATATGGGAGCCTGACAGAGAACCAGATTGCGCTGGGCACAAAGATTGTACAGGAGCAAGCAGAGCGTGATGCAAAACGCAATGTCACGCCTAAAGCCAAGGTTGATCTTGCCCGTGTTCATGAGATCTTTAACTCAGCCAAGGCTGCTGGCAAAAAGCACCCAAAGTTAAACCTAGATGGCTTGTCGCTGTCACTGGCTGGACCCAACAGTAAAAATGCTGGTGCTATCTACGTCAAAGCTGGGAAATCATTTGATGCAGAATACTATGGTAAGGTCATGGGCGGCGAGTTTCACAAAATGCGGTCGGCACCTGACAGCGTGACTGAAGCCCTAATTAGTTTGGCCAAAGATCCTCTAGCTACTGCTACTGCCTATGGACGTTCCACTGGTACATGTGCTTGCTGCGGTCGTGAGTTGACAAACAAGGCATCCATAGAAGCTGGTATTGGCCCCATCTGTGCAGCAAACTGGGGGCTGTAAGAAAAACTTTAGTGGCTCCCCTTGAATAGGGGGCCATAGGCCCCATGTATAGGGCAAGGGCAATGACGCCCACTACCTTAGGAGAACACAGATGTCTAAATTTGCAGTCACATATGAAATTGGCGCTAAAGATGACCTCGACGAAATCACCACTCGTTTTGTCACCGCAGATGATGCTGACCTAGCAGTTGTGCAGGTTCTAAATCAAAAAGATGCAGACGGTCATCCACTCTCAGCAACCATCATGCTCAGAGTTACAAAAGTGGAGCGGATGTAGAACCATGAGCAAAGACACCTACATATTTTCAGCCATTAAGCCAAAGACGGGCGAAAAGGTTTTTGTTGAAGTTGAGGCAAGCAGCCGTGAAGGTGCCAGCAAAATGGCACGGGGCCGCTGCGCTGGGTTCAGCCGCCTGAAGTTTGAGGGATTTAAAAAGGATCCAAGCAAGCGCAGTTCAACGGGCCGCAAAGTCAATACGCTGTCAAAGATGCTGAAGTTTTAAAGGGCAATGACGCCCACTAATGTTAGGAGAACACAGATGCTTACCAAGTACACAGTCACCGTAATCGAAACGATCGCCGCAAACCACGGGCGGTCACTCACAAGAGAGAGTGAATATGTTTCAAGTTTTGAAAACGACCGCCTACGGGCGACACAAAATCCCAAAAAATTGTTTGATACCGTAGAGGCCGCCGAAGAGTTTATGGCATCGCTGCCCAGTTCAGAGGCGCACGATGATTGGGCTTACACTAAAAGCTATGTCTACGTCATCGAAAATATCGAATATTATTATGCCAACCAGAGCGGCTGGTCAGACATGCACCCATTTGAAATCGTGAGGGTTGTGTCGCCAAAGACAATCGAGGTTCGCCAAATGGATACTGAGCGTGACCCTGACTTTAAGCCAGAGTTTGTCGCTGGCGGGTTCGCGGGTCACTGCACAAACCAGCACAAGCAAACTTGGCTATATCGCTCTAATCCAGACAATCCAGTGGTGCGTGCGCGCTTGCGCAAAGACGGGATGTATCACTCGTCATATGGACGACACATCCTGTCGACTGCGCCTCACAAATTTTACGACTACAACTTCTAATGTATGGAAGGGGAGAAACCGAATGACTAAGAAAAGCATCACAATCAAGCTGACCCCGAAAGAGGTCGATATGCTGCATAATGCTTGCTGGGAGTTTCACGCAGGTTACTCTGGCAACTGGAAATACTCCAACCACAATGCTTATGCTCAAAAGTGTTTTTACAGCGCCAAAGAAAAACTTGAAGAGGCAATCACGGGAGACCAATGATGACCAAAGCAGCAAAAGACATGACCAAAGACGAACTGGTTGACGAGGTCAAAGCCCTTGCTTACCACCAGCGAGACAGGTTGAAACAGCAGCTAACATTCTACCGTCGTCACAGTGAGATCGAGATTGGTAAGCTGGAGCAGGAAATAAAACTGCTGGATGAATATCTGGAGTTACATAATGACACCAACTGAGTTCAAAGAAAAACGCCAGTCCCTAGGTCTCTCTCAGCGCCAGCTGGGGGAGATCCTCAATTCTGACCCACGCACCGTGAGACGCTGGGAGACAGAGGGGGACCCACGCCCCGTGAACCCAATCGCGGCCCGTGTTCTTCAGTGGCTGCTGGCTGGCTTCAGGCC